ATTCAGCGGCGGAAAACCCGGCCATGCCGAGGAAGCCGAGCGCATCGGCGGCTTCGACCGCCGTAAACTTCGTGGTCGAACCTGCGAGTTGCGCCGCCTCACGCAAGCGATCCAGATCGTTGGCGCTCGCCAACGTGATCGCGCCAACGTTCGCCATCGCCTGCTCAAAGTCGCTTGCCCGCTTGACGCTCTCCGCAACGACGTAGCCGGTAGCGGCAATCGCCGCGCCACTTGCTGCAACAATCCCCGCACGGAGCGCCGCACCCATCATGGTGCCAGCGCGGTCGCCGCCATGTTTCGCCACGTCTTCAGCCTGGTCAAGCCCGTGCTTCAAGCCGCCCAGATCCACCGACGTGGACAACACCGCATCACCGAGCGAGAAATTCGCCATCAGGACGTCTCCACACGCATGCCTCGTGCGGCAAACCATGCTGCCGCGGCTTTAGGATCGATGCGTTCCTTGGGCATGGGCGACGCCGGTGGCTCCGGAAGGTCGGCGGCGCGCTCAATGCGGCGGATCAGATCAGCACGGTCGCTTGCTTTCAGGTACGGTGCGCTCGTGGCTGTCATCAAGCGTCGCATGTGCTGCGCTTCGACGCGGTGTTGCTCACGGATGAGCACGTGAAGCAAGTAGCGCGGCAACCGCAGCAACACATCGGGTGCTAGATGGTACGTTGCGACGAGTCGTGCGAGCGCTGCCGATGCGGCGCGGGGGTCGGCGGTGCGGCCTTCCCCCGGCCCGCTTTTGGGGCTGGGTGCTGATCACGCCAGAACTCCAAGAAGCGCGTCTTGAACGCAAGCGGTATCGCCGCCAGGCGCTCCCGCGGCAGCGCAGGAATGAGCAGCGCGATCATCTCGTTGAACGCGCTCAGTGCTTCTTCTGGTCGCTCCTGCGCAAACGCTTGCGCCGCACGGCGCTCGAGACGAGTCAGCGCCGCAAGATCGACTTCGCTCAGCAAGTCCGCCGTTAACACGTCGTAGACCGCTCCATCGCCGCCGTAGGCGTCATCCGTGAACGTCAGCGGCTCCGGAATAAGATCACTGAGCCGAAAGTCGCGGTTGCTCATGGTTATGCACCTGTCTGCACCACGGCCCACCCCAGCGCATCGCCGTCAGCTTGCTGCGGATCTTCAAGCGCCTGGAACACACATTCGATCGCAGCTCGGCCCGTCCGCGACCGCGTGATCGTCGGCTCACTCGCACTCACACAGCGCGGCAGGTAGTTATATCCCGGATAGATGCCGTACGGACTATCCGCTTCGCCCCACATCAACAGCGCGTATTCGTCGGGACACAATCCGCGCTTGAAGGGCATCCGGCGCTGATCTGGATTGGTTGACGTGGTAACCAGGCTGGCGCGGTGCAGTGCGCGCGCGATGTTCTCCAGCGTCGTTTCGACCAGGGTAAAGCTGATGATGACATCCTCTTCCGGTCGTACCGCTTTGACCGGGCCGCCACGCTCGTTGGTTCGGAAGAACGTGAGCGCACCGGCGAACTGGATCGACTGATCGCCCTCCGTCTCGCCCAGGTAGATCCAGTTGCCGCCGGGTGCTCCGGCGCTGATGTCGGGCGGCGGCTCGCGCACGGGAGCGAGGTACAGTTTCGCCGTGCCCGTTATTTGCGCATACGGTTCCATACATGCCATAGCTGGTTGCTCCTTATGGTAGCACGCACTCCGACACCGCGGCCTGTGCGGTCACGGTGACCACATCCATCCCGATTTGATCGCCGATCGGTTCAAAGCCGAACTGCGGCGGTACGGTGATCACAACGTAGTACAGCAACCCGGCTCCGGTTGCCGTTTCGACGCGGGTGCGCTGCGTGGCGCGGGCTACGGTCACCAGCGCGCCGTAGACACGCATCGCTTCGGCCTGGCTCGGGCCGAAGCACGTGACCTGCATATCAAGCACTTGCCGCGCCGTGTCACGGTCGGCCACGCCGCCGGACGGCTGAATGCGCAGTGCGGGCGCGTCGATCGGCCACGCATCGGGCGCTCCGTGGTGCTGATCCAGGCCCAGACCGTACTTGTGCTTTGCCGCCACCCGCTCACCGCAGACGGCTCGGATCGCCGGAGCCGCGGCCACGTGCGCCAGCACCACGGCCAGCGGATCGATGATGGTGGCGATGGAGGTAGTCATAGCCTCACCGTTCCGGCTTTCAGCGCGCCGATCCGCAGGTACTGATACCGACGATGCATGAGCCGCGCATACGACACGCCCTTCGTGCTGACACTACCGACGATGCGCCGACCCTCGCGTCGGCTGGGGGTTGCGCCGATCGAGCGCTGCAAAGTACCGGTCACTTTGCCGTGACCGGGATACAGTTCAGCCTTCGCGTGCGCTTCTATCTTCAGGTTGTGCCGATCGAGCGCGGCGGTGAGGATGCGGATCAGTTCCTCGCCCACCTGCGGGCCTCTCCATGTCAACCTGATCGCCATGCGTTACCTCACGTGATGCAATCAGCACGAGCAGCGCGTCATACGCAACGTAGCGCCGACCGCCCAGGCTCACGAACGGCAAGCGTTGAAGGTCGTGTTCGGTGATCATGTTCGTCCTATCCGCTCCACCGTCGCCGTGCGATGCACCACCCCGCGCCGACCCGCGCGCCGCGTGGTCAGTGTGCGTACCACGAACGGCCCGACGTCCTGGCTGCCGTCATCGAACACGACGTTGACGATCCGATCCGTCTCGCGGATGTCCGTCGCGGCGTCAAACAGCACGGTGGTCGCCACGATCACCGGCTGTTCGGCAAGACTTCCGAGCGGCGCGCGAACCTCGCGCTCGATGAACCGACACGGCACATCCACCGCCACCGCCGTGTACGTGGCCTGCCGCTGCCCGTAAGCGTCTGGCGTGGTGGTCGGGCGGCGCTGGATGGTGCAGCGATGCGCCAGGTGTGCCGCGACGCTCATCAGCCGCGCACCGCAATCACATCAGCCGCGGCAGAGAACGTGATCCGTACCTGGCCCGCGCTGTTGTTGTAGACACTCGCCGGCCACGGGCCCAGCACGTACGTCTTTGACGCAGCCAACGCCACGACCGGATCGGCGATCGCGTTGCCATCCACCGTGCCCGGCGTGGTCACGGTCACGTTATTCGCACCGGCTCCGTTGGCAACGATGAGGCGCACATTGCCGTTATTCGGCACAAAGTACACATCCGTCGCGTTTACGGTGGTGTCTTGGTCGGTCACGTTGACACCGGTTGTGCGACTGGTGTCATACACGGTCAATAACACATCCGCCATATGAACTCCTCAGAAACTGGTGAACTTGAGCCGACGATACAGGCGCACGCGCTGCGCCTCCCACTCCGGCGCTTGATACGCATACTCGTCAGCAACGTTCTCACTGCGCATCGCCGTCTGCTCCAGTGCCTGGCGCACGATCTCGATGAGGACGCTGCGCCAGCGATCGCGCACGTCTGCCGGTACGTAGGTGACGGTCACGATTGGCAGCCACACGCCGTCGGTCTTGGTGATGCGACCCTGGTTATGCCAGATGTGATACCGCGACGCGGCAACCGTCTGCGCCGCGGTCGTGAGCGCGCGCTCCGTGACACTGCTGACCGTCAGGATCGGCGCAGCCGTGAACACGTCTGCGCCACACGCTTCGAGCGTCTCCGTGCGCGACGTTGTGCCGTCGCCGGGCACGCCAAAGCGCCGCTCGGCTTCGGCTTCTTCGCGCTCGATGATCTCGCTCAGTCGCGTGTCATCGAGCGCGGTGGTCACCACGGCGCGCACCTGAGCGACGGTCAGCAGCGTCATGACGCGCCGCCTTTCGTGCGCGGCGCGCGGCGGATCACCTTGGCCGCCGGCGGCGCGTCGATTGCGCTCGCTTCGACGGTCGGCGCATCGACCGCGAAACAGCCGGGCGCGTCGCGTAGCAGATACGCCGCTTCGTCATCGCTCACCTCCATGCGCTGCCCTGGCGTATAGACGACGGTTCCGCGGCGGTAGAACGCCTGTACGACCACGATCGGCATGGCGTTACCCGACCGGCAGGAGCTTGAGCAGCAACACCGCATCGAGATCCGCGGTGATGGGCAAGTACCCAGCGTCGGTCACGACACTGACGCCGACGACGTGCCCGGCGGCGATCGGTGCTGCACCGACCCGCGCGACGGCGGACGCACGCTGCACCAGGTCGCTCAACACCGGCGACGGCCCGTTCACGTTGATGACGGTATCGTCCGTCACACGGAACGTGGCTGTCCCGGCGGTCAGATCCGCATTGCTCGTGGCGCTCAGGCAGATCGGATGTGCCACGTACCCCGCGGGTACCACAAAGCCACTGCCGCCTTGCGGCAACGTGAGCGCCGTGGTCGCCGCCGCTGCCGGGTTCGCAACCGACAGCGTCAGCGACACCTCAACGCCCTTCGTGTAGTCCAGTTCATTGGTGGGCATACATATCCTCGCTAAATGGTAATGTTCCGCAGACCGGCGGTGTGCTTCGCGCTACTGCGCGGCCCGCGCGCCGTGACCGCCTGGCGGAACGACGCGACTAGGATGTACTGCCGGCTCTGGATGTCGCGATCCATCTCGATGAGTAAGTCGCGCCGGAAACCGAGCCGCCACATCGCGCGGTGGTAGATACTGAGCGCACCCTTCGTGTTGTTCGCCGTCGTTGCGCTGACTTTGCCGTCAGCCTTGGCCGGCACGTAGACCGGCGACGGAACGATGGGAATGCCGCGATACGCCGCCAGTTGACCGGTCAGCACCACGGCGTTCGGGCCGAACTTGTCGATCGTGATCACGTTGTTGCCTGGTGCGCCGGTGGCGGTTGAGAGGAACCCGTTGATGTACGTGCCGATGTCGCACACGATCACCAACCCTGGCGCATCGGTCGCGTATTTGCCCATCTTGCCCAGGACTTCGACCAGTTTTGCATCGGTCAGCGCGCCGGCGCAATCCACCGTCTGACCGGCGTTGTCCACCAGATGCTGGTGGCGGATGCCGTCTGCGCCGTTACTCAGGTAGTAACTATCCGCCGGCGGCAGCGCATCGTCGCGGTTGATGTTGCCCGTCCCGGCCTCGGTGCTGTCGGCGTTCAGCGCGAACGCATCGATCGTCTCCGCACCGGAGCGTGCAAGCTCCGCGCGCATCGCGGGCATCAGCGCCACGACGGCATCTTCGTCCATCGTGTAGCTCCACTTTTGCTGCGCCACGATCTCCGTGCTCTTGAGTTGATCATCGCCGGTTTCCATATCCGGCGTTGAGATCGGAGTGCCGCTGGTACCCTTGCGCCACGTCGGTGTCCCTAAGCCCCGCGGAATGTCCATCGGATCGCTCGTCATCGCCACCGTTGTGATGCTGCTCGCGATGCGTGACGCCATGAAAAAATCCGGCCAGAGTTGGTCGGCCAGGTTCTGCGGAACGTACTCTGCACCAGCGCCGACGTTGCCGGGATCGAGCGCTTTCAGTGCGGTGAGCAGATCCTCCGACGGTGCTTTGATGCGATCCGGCTGCATGCTGTGACCGTACTGCAACAGCATCGCCGCCAGCTGGAGATCGACCGGCGTCACTTTGGTTGTCAAGTCGCGGTAGAAGCCGTCCTTGGCCATGGCACGGACGTGGTCGAAGTACTTGTTGCGCTCGCTGATGAGCGGCGCACCGTCAGCACCGATTAGTTCGCCGGGGATGCGCCGGCGCGGCATGCTGTCCAGCTTTGCTTGCACCTGGATCGCAACCTGCGTCTCGATGAGCTTCGTTAGTTCGGCTTCGAGGTGCTTCTTGTCGAACAGTCCACCGTTTTGGATCGTGGCAGTCAATTGCGTGACTTCCGCGATCACATCGTCAAGCGTGACAGGTTTCGTCATACATGTTCCTCACGAGCGGTGACGCGCCGAAGGTGGCGCAGTGCGGTTAGCAAGCCGGTCACATCCGGCGCGGCGGTGAGCGGAGCGGATGGAGGCAACGTTGGAAGAAGCGGACGGAGCGCGTCGGTGAGCGATGCGGTCAGTTGGCGGATTGATGCGTCAGTCAACATCACCGGCGCGGCGCGTTGTTTCTCAGTGTCAGCTACGTCGGCATTGAGTTCATCGAGCATGGCCTGGGCGAGTTCGGCAATCGTGCGGATGCGCTCTTCGTTCTTTGCGGAGAGCACGCGACCGCGCTTTACGACCATGCCAAACGCCTTGGCCGCGGCAGGGTGCTGCTCCAGTGCAAGTCGAAGCGCGCTGGCGTTGGCCGGGATCGGTACCAGCGACCACTCCAGCAGTTCCCACTCAACGAAGTCAAGGCCGCCGAAGTCGTTCGGCGTGGCTTCTAGCGGCTGAAAGCCGATCGAGGCGGTGTTGATGAAGCGCTCGTTCCACAACTGCAGCACGATGTGCTGCGGATCGGTCTCGCTCGCTGGCTCACGTAACTCAAACGATGCATCAATGCCGTCCGCAGTGATGGAAAGATCGAGCGTGCGCCCGATGGTCTGCCACGGCTCCTGATACGCGTGGCCCCATTGGACAACCGGATTGCGCCGGTAGTTGTCGAGCCGACCGCCAGCGGGCAGCACGCGATCGCGCTGACGGTCAAGCTGCGGCGTCGTGATCCGGATGTCGCCGCCGTCCTTGCGGACGTGTTTCACGTCGATCTGAGCCTGCGCTTTGAGGATGGACGGCAGGAGATCCATGCCACCTCCGGAGGATGCAAAAGGCCCTGCTAGCGCTAGCGGGGCCTAAGCCGGGCTAACGAGCAGGGCCGGATCGTCAGAAACGATGGAGCCGTTCAGTTGTTGGCATTATAGCACAACATGCAAGAGGCATCAACCGAGGCGCTGCGATTGTCGCACGTACCGAAGATGGCTCTTTACAGGTGTGGTACAGTGTGGTACAATGAACTCAGCCGGCGACCGAACTGGTGCGCCCCGGCGTTGGAGTTAGAGAGACGGTCATCCTTGGCGGGGGGCCGTCTCTCTTTTTTGTTGCCGCTAGTATACAACACCCTCAGGCGCGTTCATCCTCGCCGTACCGCTTCCGCAAATAGCTTGCGATCGTTGCCGCTGCTGCTCGATACGGATGTGCCGGTGGCATGTTTTGTTGATCCCAATATGCCACCAAGATGCCGTATGCACGCAGGCACACTCGTATGAACGCGCGCACCTCACCCGCCGTATTCGTGTAAGCACTTGACGGAATAGCGTCGTCAGGTTGTGGCGTCTGGTTCGTCATTGCGGAGTGCTCGCTCACTCAACGAGCGGCGATGCGGCGCGCACGCAGTTCGGGTGTTGCAGCGGATTTGCTTGGAACCACTCGACGGTCTGCACGGTACCGTTCAGTTGGCTACAGCGCGGATCGCTGTCCTCGAAGCCGTTGTCCAGGATCAGCACCCGCGTGACGCCGGCGCGTCGATAGCGCTCCGCCGCCACCTCGTTCTGCGCAGTGCCCAACTCAGTGCGTGCGATCGTGCGATGTCGACCGCTGTAGGTCTCCGCCACCAGCGCGCGCAGGCCCGGTCGCTCATCTGTACCGTCGACCAGTTGGTCGATTGTCCATGCGTTCTGCGCACCGTACTGCAACAGATCCCGCACCGCCTCGCGGGTCGTCTCGAAGATGCCCTGGATGCGCTGCGCCGACGAGCGCAGTGCCGCCACCACCGCCGGATCATTCGCGTCAAACGCAAGATCCACAGCGAGCGCCACGTTCCACACCTCCCACGACGCGCTTGCCACATCGACGATGCCAAGCTGGATCGTGTCGAGCATACCAACGAAGTCCTCGAAGCGAATCAGGTCATCGATCGGCAACTGACTCAGATCCTTGCTGCGCTCGACCGTTGAGCGCAGCGCCTCGGCCCGGCCAGCGACCAGGTCTGCCAGCGCCGCGAACTCCGCCGCAAGCAGCGGCTCAACGCGCTGCGCCACCTGGCGGCGCACGCGCTGGAGCACTCGCGCGATGCGCTGCGCATCAGCCGTCTTCACCTGAACACTGTGCGCAGTCGTCTGCTGCGGCGCTGACGGAGCCGCCATGTTCAGGTCACTCGCCGGCGTAAGACTGGTCGAAAGATAGCCGATGTCGCCGCCGGGGATCGGGCCCGTGCCCAGATTGAGCAGCGCCTCAATCGTGTTGTAGGGCACGCCCATCGCAAAAAACATCTTCGCTTGCTCTAGTTTTGGGCCAAGCGCATCTTGCAGCACATCAACGCTTCGGATGTCGGTAGCAATGCGCTGGCCAGGAGCGAGCAGCGGACGCACTTCGCTGAAAAAGTGCGTGAACGTGGCGTCGCGGCGCTGCGCCATCGGCCACAGCGTGAGCATCCAGAAGACGCGGTAGGCCGTGTCGAAGTTCTCGTACGTGTCACGCCCGAAGCCCATAATCTCGTCCGGTACGCCGAACAGCGCACCGATCGCTTCGCGGCTGTAGTCGCGCGCTTTGAGCCACTCCAGATCGTCCGGTGCGCTGCCGAATGCGGCAATGTGCTGCCCGCTTTCCAGGAGCATCGGACGATGCCGCCCGTACCGCGCTTCAAGCTGCGCCTCCGCACGCGCACGCTCCTCCGGCGTCAATGCCTCGTCAGTCGTGATCGCGTACTGGCGTGTGCCATCAGTGACCGCACGCTGCGTATTGAGCAGCACCGCCAGGTCAACCGCAATCTCATCGCGCGCCGCGCCGATGACGCTGATGCCGCGCCACGGGTTCAGCGGATTGGCGAACATCTCGTGAATCATGGAGCCGACCGGGATGAACGGCGGATCGAGCGCCGGGATCTGATAGCCGATGGGGATGGGGTAGCCCGGTTGCGTCGGGTCGCCGACGATCCAGACTTCGTCGGGGCGGCGCGGCCACAGTTCCGCCGGTTGGCCACGCGCATCGTCCACGACTTCCAGGAACCACTCGCCACCGAGCAGCTTGTGGATCAGCATGATCTCATACAGTTCCGGGCCGTCCATCTGTCCGTTCGGCTTGCGCAGAAGCATGGTCAGCGGATGATCGTCGATCGCTGTGCCATCCGCATCAACCACACGTAACGGCAGCGGGGCGAGCGCGGTCGTGATTGCGGTGATCGCCTTGCGCACCCAGACGTACTGGCGGTAGACGCGCGCATGCGCGGCGTAGCGGTCGATCTCAGCGCCGCCAGACGTGGTGCCAGCGGTCAGGTGCTCGCGGGTGGCCAACTGCGGATTGAACCGATACAGCGGCGACGTGGTGTCGGCGGCTTTGCCGAGCGCCGCATAGGCCCGCTGAAGCCGACTGAGAAATGACGTGGGCATTAGGCACTTCTCCCGACGCGATAGCCGTCCATCGCAGCCACCGCTATCCACAGCGTCAGACTGACGAGCAGTCCAACGACCAGTCCGAGTGTCCAGGGCACGGCGGCGAGCAGCGTGAGCGCTGTGGCTTTAGCGAAGCCGACCAATGATGTAGCGAAGCGCATCCGCATAGTGGAACTCCGATTTATTGACAATCTCCGCAGTTGGATTGCCTTGCGCGTCCAGTGCGCGCTGATACGCCCGCAGGTCAGCGAGCAGGCCCACGCATGCCTCACTGATGACCAGATGCCCGCTCGTGAGTGCGCCGCGCACCCGATCGATGCCCACCTCCACATCGCTGAACTGCGGAGCCGACACCGGCAGTCCGGCCCGGCGGAACTCCTTGCGCCATTGGCCCTCGCTTCGTGACCCGCCGACGCAGAACGGTTCGCTGGTGTGACGGCTTAAGATCGCCTTCGCGTGCGCTTCGACGGTCAGGTCGCCAGCCAGGTACTCATCGTACGCCCACAGCGTCCCGTCAGGACTCTTTGCGACCAACACAGCACACGTGTGCATGCCGCCAAAGTCGAGACCGACGTAGCGCGGCCAGGTGGCCGGCAGCACTCCGAGCGGGCAGTAGGTGGCAATCGTTGGATAGATCGCGTGCTGCGTGGCGTACACCTCGTGCTGGCACTCGCGGCGGAACGCGTCGGGCCCGATGGTGTTCACCAGGCGCTGACAAGCAGCGACATCCTGGCCCGCCCAGGTCGGCACGCCGCTGACGCGATACGCCGGCGCATCATCGGCGGCATCCGCGACGCGCTCGATCGTGCAGTCGAGCAGCGCCGGATACGGGCCGCTCACGATACGGTCACTGAGCCAGTCCGCGCGACCGTCAGCGAGTTGCGCGAAGACGCTATGACCGTGGATCAGGTTCTGCACGCCGATGATCGCGGCGGTGTCCGTCGCTGCCGGCAGCAACGTCATCGTGAGCGTCTCGATCCGCTTGCGCGTCGTGGCTGGACTGTCGTGTACCTGATCAACGTCGTCGAAGATCAACAGATCCGGTCGCTGGTCGTCGTCCTTGGTACCGCGCGAACCGGTGTCGAGACCGAATGCGTCGATGGTGAACTGGTCGGTCTTCAGACGGTTCCGCCGCCAGCCTCGGCTGTTGCCGTACTTGTTGACCGCGCGCTCAACCCCCAAGCGCTCCAAGATCGCGCCGATCGTCTCAACGTGGCGATCGGCTTGGTCTTGCGTGCCGCTCACGTACAGCGCATAGCGCCGCACACCGCGCAGCAACAGTGTCAGGCAGGCGAGTTCCGCAGTGGTGCTCTTGCCGCCGCCGCGCGGCCAGATCGCAATGAAGGGTCGCGGACGCACACCCGCTCGCACCGACCACACCCACGCCCACAGCGCCGCGTGGCGCTCGCCCGGCGCCGCTGCTTCGGGAAGCACCTGGCGCAGCCAGCGCCGCCAGTCAGCCGGAATCTCCACTGTCCGCTGGGTCGGTGCTGCTGCCGGCCAGTCGGTCGCCGAGAGCAAGCGCAGTGGCATCGAGAGTCCGGACAAGCTCTGCCAGGTCGGCGGCGTGCTGCTTTTTGAGCCAGGCAGGATCAGATGCGACTTTGGCGATCGCCTGCGAGGCTTCGAGTTTTGCGGCGAGAAGTCCAAGGAGCAATTCTCCTAAGCGCTGTTTTTGGCGTTCGAGTGCGGGTCGTTGAATAGTGTCACGATTTGTCACAGCTGTGACGGACTCTGTGACAAAACGCGTTTTCCACTGACGCACGGTGTCAGGATTGAGGCCATACCGTTCCGCCACGATCGCCGGTTGCTCGCCGGCGTGCAGGTCGGCAAGCGCCGCAGCGCGGGTCGCGTCAGGGGTGGTACTGCTGCGTGGCATCCGGCTCCTCGCTCTGTGGTGTGATCATGTCGCTAGCAGTCATACGGTGGTGTCCTTCGGTTCGACTGCACGCAGCCGCGCATCGATGTCAGCAAAGCGACGATCGCCGCGCTCCAAGCGTTCAATAATCAGGTGAATATGCGCGTCGATCGTATCAAGACGTTCGGCGATCTGGCGCGTCTGCTCAGTCGCATCCGCCCGCCGCCCGGCGAACAGGTCGTCTACCGCCTGGCGCAGGCTCTGCATATCCTCTTGCAACCCGCTCACCACGATGCCGGTGCGCTCTTCGGAAGCGATGATGGCTTCGGTAAACGTGCCGGTCAATCGAGTGTGCCGCTCATCGAGCAGCTTTAGAATCGTTGCCGTATGTTCGGCAAGCAATGTTTTCAGACGGTCATATTCTTGGTCAGTCATGACGTACCGTCATTCCTCAGACGCCGGCGTTACCGTAATAACGATCATCGGCACACCAACGCGCTCATACTCCATACGCTTCTGATTTTGCCAGAGCAGCGCCACGCCCAAGCCGAAAAACAACACGAGCGCGAGCGCCGTCAACACAAGCAACCACCACAGCGGCTTCAGCGTACGGGCGGCTGCCGCGCGTTGCGCCTGCTGCACATCGGCGATCCAAATCGATAGGCTATTGATCGATGCTTGCATGCGCTGCGTAAGCTGTATGATCGCCTCGGCTTGCTCTGCTTGAACTCGCTTGACGTTCCGCAGTTCGGCATCGACACTGCGAAGCGTTGTCAGCAGTTCGTGTTCAATGCTGCTCAGGCTCACGACCGACTCCGATGGTGATGTGGATGATGTTGCCAGCCGCGATGTCGCCCGTGCGAACCTCACCAACCTGGGCGTGGTGTCCGATCGTTAACGCGGCAACCTGGCCGGCGAGCGATGGATCACGCGCGATCGCATGGCCAGCCGTGTCGGTATCGACCTCGCCGCGCACCAGTTTGGCGATCAGGTCAGCCAGCGGCTCGTGCGGCGTCTGCTGCTTAGCGGCGTGCAAAGCGCGGCGGCGCAGGTGGACTTCGAGGCGCAGTGCGTGACTGTCGGGATCGCGCGCGAGTCGCAGTTCTGCGACCCGCAGCGCCGCAAGTTCCGCTTCCAGTCGCGCATGGGACATACCACTGCTTACACCTCACGCAGCGCCGAGAGATGCACGAAGCCCAGATCCGGCTGCTGATCCGGCACACGTGCCATGTGCGCCCACGCGCGCTGCCCGTTGATCACCTCGCCCCGTTCGTCGGCTAACACCGCATCGACGATGATCACGTGGCCCGGTCGCAGATGCCCGGCAATCGGATACGCCCGGCTCGGCCCCTGCCGCACGGTGGCGCGGCTCTCAGCAGGCAAACTGACCACGAAGCGCCGCATGCCCGGCGGCACACTTGGCGCTGGCGGCTGCGCTTCTGCGCCGCGATACGCACGCAACAGACGCATGACGTCAGGGCCGGGGCACTCGGACGGCGTCCACTCCATGTGGCCGAAAGAACGCGCGATCGGGATGGTGTACCGCCGACGCCAGTCATCCATCACCCACACGGCAGCGCGCCACTGCGCCTCGGTCGGTGCTTGGCCGCGTCCGAGAAGCAGATGCAGGCTGAGGCTTTCCGCGTTGCCGGTTGCGTGACCGCAATGCCAGAGCGTGGCATCCTCGTCGCGGCAGCGATAGATCACGCCGTCAGCATCGATCACGGTGTGGTACTGCAGTCCATCAGCGCCGCGCGGCGTGCCCGCCCAGCCGGGCCGGGTTTGCCACTCAACGTCGATGCGCAACTGCTCCATGACGCCAGCGCCGCGCTGGCGGTGAACGGGCACCGCCGGGCCGTTCCAGTGCAGCGTCTGGGCCGTGGTGCGCGCGCGGCGTCCGATCAGCCAGTCGCCGCGATTGAGCGTCTGCGTGCGGTAGTGCGCAAGCTCCGCACGCACGTCACGAATGATCATCTGCTGTGCTCCGATCGCCTGAAGCGTCGCCAGGCTCAGACGATAGAACGCGCCGCCCTGCTGCGGCAACGGCTCGCCGGGGTGCGTGTCGAGGTGGTAGAGCAGTGCAACGTCAACGCCTGGCAGGTCGCGGAACAGTGCAAGCAGACCAGCGGCGCGATCGGCGTCGGCCATGGCGCGACCGTAGTTCACTTCAGTCAGCCACACCGGCATGGAAGCGCTGACGTGCTGGCGAATCAGGCGCAGTTCATTGCGCACCTCGTCGTCGCTGTAGCCGTGGATGGTCAGCGCGTGGCACGCGCGCGCAATCGGTGCAAGCGTCTGGAGCCAGCGGACACGGTCGGAAGCGTGGGGGGAGTGTGCCGGAGGAAGGATCGTCGCACGGGGAAAGGTCTGACGGAGGGCGCGCACCGTCGCCACCAGGTGCGCGTGGTAGCGGTGGATGTCGAGACCGTGTCCGCTGGGTTCGTTGCCGATCTCAATGGCAGCGTCGGGAATCACGGCGAGATACGGTCGCACTTCGGCAATCGTCTCGTCAAGAAGCGGATACGCGCGTGCGCCGTTGGCATACGAGGGGTCGCCCCAACTCGTGCGGATCACCGTGCGGCTCGGAAGCGCAGCCAGGGCAGCCGGGCCATGCGGCCACCAGGCTGGCACGATCTTAAGCCAGGTGCCACGCAGCGCAGCGATGGCAGCGCGGCAATCATCGAGGCTTGCGTGGGTATGAACGAGACCGAGCGCAGGCGGCATCACACATCTCCTGCGTGCGAGCGAGCGTTGATCTAGTATAGCATACCTCTCGCGTGGTGCGCTACCGCTTGACAACGCCGCGCCGATGTGCTACACTGAGGCAGGTACAGCTCAGTGCGTGCAACGACAACGCCCCGGCGGATATGCCCGCCGGGGCGTTGTCGTTGTCGCGCCAGTCTCACTCCCACACGATCGGGTTGTACTCGCAGCCTGGGGGCAAAACATCGGATATGCATCCGATGATCATCAGCGCCCCGGGCGCGAATCCGCCGCGCAACGACTGCACGAGTGCTTGGCGGGCGAACGGCTCCCCCGTTTCGGGATGATACCAGAATCTGGTATCACCCCGAAGCTTCGTCCTGCACCGGCCGCTCTCGACCAGTGCTTTGAGTTCTTGATACCTTTTTCGAAGCGCTGACATGATGTTCAGCGCCTCCTCATCGGAATATGTACCCTCATAGAACGAAGCGTGCCCGGTTCCAAACGTCCCTTTGGGATGGGCTGACCATCCCTGGTGAACTTCCCGAACCACCCGACCTTCTCTTGTTACGCTCATGCTTACGACTGTATTCATATGTCCTCCTAACCATCCTGCTCCGTCAGGCTCTGGCGGAGCATCACCCTGGCCATCGCCCTGGTGCGGGCCGCTCCCACATAGCGGTGGCGCACATACACCGCGTATTGGCGGTAATCGGGATAATACTCGATTCCAACCCCGTGGGTCAGCGCGCAAACCGCGCTAACCCTCCAGTCTGGGTCGTCATAGAGCCGGAGCTTAACATCCGGCACCAGTCTCTTGTTGCTGGCGAGTTCCATTCTAACCTCCCATTCGGGAAGTCCGGCGAGCATGCGCTGAACGTCGGAAACCAGCGCAGGGTTGCCGGCCAGCGCTTTGTGCGCACTAAAGAATCCCTTTTCTCCGGCGATTTGGCGCTGAACGTCGGAGGCCAGCGCCGGATTTTTAGCCAACTCTTCCCAAACGTCGCTCCCGTTCGCGAGCATGCGCTGAACGTCGGAAACCAGCTCAGGGTTGCGGGCCAGCGCCGCCCGCACGTACCAGAAGCGGTCGCCCGCAAGCTGACGCTGGAGATCCAGCGTCAGCTTTGGGTTGCTGGCCAGCGCCGCTCGGACGGCCTCGTCGACGTCGCCCGCAAGCTGACGCTGGAGATCCAGCGTCAGCTTTGGGTTGCTGGCCAGCGCCGCTCGGACGCGACCATCGGCGTCGCCGGCGAGGCGCTCCTGAAGCGCCGGCGCGGCGTCGCGGGCCAGTTCCGCACGTGCCCGCCAGTCAATGTGTTCCATGTGTTCCACGTTACTCTCTTGTCGTCAGCGCAGGATTACCGGCCAGCGCCTCGCGGACGGCACAGACGCGGTCGGCGGCGAGGCGCGCCTGCACCTTCTGTGTCAGCACGGGGTTGCTTGCCAGCGCCTCGCGGACGGCGCAGACGCTGTCGGCGGCGAGGCGCTCCTGGAGCGCCTCCGACAAAGACGGGTTTCTGGCCAGCGCTTCCCGCAGGAGCGGATTGAACGCCAGCAGCCTCTGCGCCTTCGCCGTCAACGCTGGGTTGCTCGCCAGCGCCTGCCGCACTTCCCAGTGCGGGTCGTTCACCAGCAGCGTCTGCACCGCTGGCACCAACACCAGATTGCGGGCCAGCGCATGGCGGACAGTCCAATCGTCGTCGTCCGCGAGGCACTCCTGCGCCTCGCGCGTCAACGCTGGGTTGCTCGCCAGCGCCTGCCGCACTTCCCAGTCGTCGTCGTT